GGCAAGTCGTCACTGACCAGTGCCCTGAACGTAGGAGCTGCGTTGGCGCCGCTGGAGGGGCCCACAAACACCGTGTTCGCAGGTTGCGTGTTCAGAGAAGTGGCGATGGATGCGGAATAGCGGTCGGGATAGGAAACGGCAAAGGCAATGGGCGTGCTGCCAGTGAAGGCCAGTGCGCCGATGCCTGCTTCGCGCTCCCACGCTGAACCGTTCCACACATAGTCCAGCCCTTGACTGCTGTCGTATTGCCTCTGACCAATGAAGGAGCCATTAGCAATGGGCGTGCCACCACTAACGATGGTCGCAGAGTTATCGGCAAGTTTCGCGGCAGTCACGCCATCGTCAGCCAAGCAGGCAGTGGTGACAGCCCCGCCTGCAATGGCGGCACTCACCACACTGCCGATCGCCATATTGGCAGAGGTGATCGTGGCAGAAGCAATCGTGCTACCACTCACTGTCCCATCGGTAATATCTCCTGCCTGCACGGAGCTGCGAACGGCCAGCGTGCCGAGGCCCAGCGTTGTGCGTGCCGCTGATGCGCTGCTGCCGCTGCCGATAAGCTGCCGCATGTATGCCGGCAGTGCCGTGGCTGCATAGGTGTCAGCAGCCGTGGTGTAGATGAACTGATCCGCAGTGGTGGTCAGTCCTGCAATGGAAGCAAGGCCAGCGTCATAAGCCTGCACGTTGCTGCCAATGGCGAGGCCAAGGTTCACCCTGGCGCCAGACGCTGTGGAGCTTCCCGTGCCACCATCCGCAATGGCCAGATCAACAATGCCTGCAATCGTGCCGCCACTGACCAGCACGTTGCCTGCATCCTGCGCTGACAGTGTGCCCAGCGTCGGGCGGCCCGTCAGGCTGCTGTAGGTGCCGCTGGTGGCCACTGTGGCCAGGCCCGTCACACTGGAAGCCGTAATGACAATCGGCACTCCCGAAGCGGCAGTAATCAGGCCCTTTGCATTGACCACCACGGAGGCCACTTGCGCAGCGGTGCCGTAAGTGGCGGCACTGACGCCCGTATTGGCCAGTGCAGTGGACGATAGTTTCGTGACAGAGCTTTGATTGAGCTTCGCCAGATCAATGAAGCCAGACGGTGCCCCACTGATGCCAACTTGCAGCAGGTTGCCGGCTTGGATCTTCTTCGTTGCGCCTGCGCTAACGTCCAGAATGACAAGCGGGTCTGACTGCGACAGGTCTGTTGAAAGTTCAGGCAGCTCAGAAATGATTACGGGCATAGTTAGTTCGCCTCCTGAAGAAGACCGATGGAATCCAGTGTGCTTTCCTCTACAATGCTAACGCCCGCTTGAGTAGCCAAGTCCACAGGCGCAACGCCTGTCCTGAAGCTGAACTCGCCTGTCGTCACAAAGTCAAAGCTACATTCGACAATGCCATTCGCAGGGGCTTCCATGGCGGATCGCGTGAGCATACCTTGCACTTGATAGAAGGCTCCGTCTGTGTCGCTGTATCCTGGCGGGCCGTTTACATCGGGCTCCAGCAAGTAGAGCTTCGCTTCAAACTGGCTACCTACTTCCACCTTCTGAATGAGGTTGGCCAGGGCTGATGCTACGTCAGTATTGGCCAGGCTCTTGAACTCAAACAGGCAATCAATCGACCCATTGCCGCTGATTGCGCTTGCCGTGACACCACGAAACCGATCGCCCAAGGACGTTACGTCAATGCTTTCCCTGTCCGTCGAAAAGCGAAATGCCGTCACTTCTCCCAGCGTATTGAACGCACCAGGCAGCATGTCTACGGTCACAGGCCATGCCGCTGCACCAGCGCCAGGCGTCAGCGGAATCGCCAGATACCTCGTTCCTACATTATTAGCGGCATCGTTAAACGTGCGATACATGCGAATGGCGCCCATCGTATCCACATTGGCGTAAAACTCCAACGGGCCTACGGCAGCGCCAGGGTTGTCGATGTAAGTGGTGTTGGTGCTATCAAGGTAGAAGCGAAACGGCAGTCCTCGACCGTCAGTTGTGCTCAGGCGGATGCGGTCGCCAGTGGTGATTGTGGAGTAGGGAATGTCCTGCCCGTCCTTGGTAGACAACGAAAACCGCTTGCGAGTGATGTCCATATCTTGCCCACGAATCTCCACGCTCAGGGACAGCGGCCCCCCGATGCGCTTCAGCTCGATGCTGCCATAGTGGCCGGCAAAGATTGTCACAGCTTCACGACACCCGGCTTGAACGGCACATCAATCAGCGGGCCGTCAACAGTGAACGACGTATCAATCGTCACCACTTCTCCATAGGTGGAGCCAATGCTTGCGCTGGTGATGTAGGCGTAGAAAAGGAAGTTGGTTTTCCAGATGGCTTGGCCGCCCACTTGCCCAACAAAGCCCGTTGCCGAACCATCAATGGCGAGGTTCAGGACCACGCGAGGCGGGGCGCTCCTGGGGAACAGCAGATCAATCAGCTCAAACGTGTCCTTCTGGCGATCAATGCCGGCGTTGCTCAGCGTGTCCTCGTAAAACATCAGTGTGGCACTGCCTTCGCCGGAAGTAAGCGATGGAGCGTAAGTTTTGGTGGCATCACCAAGCGCAGTGGTTTCCACCACTTCACTGTTGCTCGTCAGGTTCCAAGAGCGAATCTTGGCAATCCTGTAGTAGTCGTCCAGAATCTCCCGCTCACTGTCAATGCCAGTGGTGACAGTCGTGTCGATTGCAAAGTCGCCAGTCACATCAACGCGATTGCCAGCAGCGTCAGTGTAGGCAAAACGCACAACGTCGCCAGCTTCGTAGTTGTAACCGCCGGAGACGATGGTGAAAGTACAGGCGCGGGAACTATCCGTGGAAAGCACGGTGCTGCCTGCCCGAGCATACGCTCCGGCTCCATCGCCCCTCACGTTGTAGACGTAGTAGTTGCCGTTCAGTGAAACACTCTGGCCAGCAAGAATGTTGAGCGTAAAGGCGCCGGTCAATGCAGACGCCTGTGCGCGGGCAATATACACCCGCCCGTTATTGCCCGTATAGATCATTGCGGAAAGCGAGCGGTCGCTACAAAGGCTTTGCGATTATTCTAGAGGCAATTCAGCCACTACAGCTCATCAAAACGACTGGCATCCCGTAGGTACTTCGCCAACAGTGACACGCCATCGTCGTCCACCGGATGATCAACGGCTTGGATGGTGACCAGCCCCTCGGAGTCCATGTCCACTTGCGTGATCCTGACCGTGCGCTTGCCGCTGCGATGAGCGGGCCTGCCAACGACAAACAAGTAGCCCTCTAAGGGGGCCAGTGCTGCCGCCACGTTGTTCACCACTTGTACGGCATTTCTCCGTACAGTGCCTTCGCTGCCGCTGTACAACAGGAAGTTGTACTCACCATTAGGCAGCACTGCCGCAAGGGGCACGTTCAATGCGCCTCCCGGCATGATCCGGCCCGAATAGATGCCGTCCCATGCGTTCATGCCAACGTCGAGCAGGGCGTAGCTGCCAGGCGCGACAAAGGTGTCAGTCGGGAAGGTTTGCCATTCGTAAGCCTTGCGGGATAGGTTGCGCACCAGGCAAGTGAACCGCGACACCAGCAGGGCCTGGCGACGGGTGGTGACAAACTGCGACAGATCAATGGTCTCACGGATGGCCACGGCATCACGCACGCCCGCCAGCCTGCACTCAACGCTGTTGTTGCGAGGGAAGTAACCGTCACGCTCAACGTCTCGATACACAGCCGTCACAATCACGTCTTGCGTGTTGGAGCCGTAGTCAACGTATTCCTCCTTGTAGCTTCCCTCCAGAATGTTGCCCGTGTTGAACAGGGACGAAATGGGCAGCGGAGCCTGAGACAGTATCTGCCCCGTGTCATTGGCGGGCACAGCAGGCAGCAGTGTATCTTTGCCGCCCACCCTGCCAAGCTCCAGCAGGCTGAATGGCGCCGCCTCGGCCCAGAACTCACGCCACGATCCGCTCTGTGCAACCACGCCATCCATGAACAGTTGATTCACTTCGCAATAAGCCTTAGCCTTGCTCAGTCCAGGGAAGTCAAGCCCATCAGCCCTGGCATACTGGCCAATGCCGTTTTCTTCGTCTAGCACGGAATCAACAAAAATGTCAGGCGCATAACTGGAGGACCGCGATGGTTCAGAATCAATGAACGCCGCTACTTCCTCGCTGGTGTTATACGCTCGCCAGTTCGGGCTCAGGCGCCTCAACTCCTTACCTTCATCGGCCCATACGGTGATGTTCCGTACATCTTGAAAGCCTCGACCAGAGAAGGCGTGGAGAGCGATGGTGGAAATCCCTTGGTAGAGACGATCGCCATAGGCTGACCACAGGTCATAAGACTGCTCATTGACGGCAGTAATGGCCACTTCTGGGCCTTGCTGATATGAGAATTGAGTGTTGCTGCGGCTGTCAAGATTGAATAGCTCCCATTCCGTCGTGTCAGACGGGCCTTCATTGAACGGCGGATATTCACTGAACGCATAGATGCCGCCATTGAACTGAATGGACACTCCGCCTGCATCCACTGTTTGCAGCTTGCCGGATGGGCGAATGAAACAATATCCCTTGAATCCTGCACCAGCCTCAGCCTGTGCTTCTGTAACAGGAGTCCAGCGGAACTTCCAGTGGTAGGAAGCAAAGCGGCCACCAGCCTGCGCTTGCTTCACCAGAAACCGCAGGAACACAAAGACATCCTGTTCAGCCGAATTGCGGAAGCAGAATACATAGGGCACCCTTCCCAATGGCTGCTCAGCATCGCCTCTGCTGTATTCGATGGTATACATTAGGGTGCGTGGTTGCACGCCATTTTCAGACGACTTGTAGCCATAATCCTTGGACTTCTCTCCATAGGACTCTGCTCTGCCGCTAAGGCGGCGAAATGCTTTCACCCGCAGCGCAAACTCCACTGCGCTGCATTTGGTGACTGTTGAATACGTGGCCTGTTCAATGCGTGCAAGGCATTTGGTGCCAATCTGTTTCTGGGCTGTAGAGAGGTTTTTGCTTTCCTTTTCCTCCTGCCTTGCTTCCTTCAGGGCCTCCAGCTCGGCGTCAATTTCTGCAATGCGCTTGTCCAGTTCATTGCGCTTCTTCTGGTTGTTCTTGGAAGTAGCAGGGATGCTGTCTCTTTCATTCACCGCTTCCTCGCGGGCTTCCAGCAGCGCATCTTCATCTTCATTGGCCTTCTTAATGTCTGCATCAGACAGACCCGTCTTCATGCTGTACGGTGCAGCCGGTGTGTAGCCACTGGTTTCACACACCATTGCCACGGACATGGCGCCACGAT